GATCACATGACCAAAAAGGTACTGTTAGAAATTGTCCATCTTTTCCTGAATACATTACTCAAGGATTTGTTGTACCTCTATGGTGTGATTTACATTTACAAATTGAACATGATAATTTTAAATGGCAAACTCCAGAGAAAATGTTTTCTTTTTCATCACATGGTGATATTCAATTTAGAGATTGGGTACCTAAACATGTACAAGATAACACAAGTATGGTTTTAAAACCTAATTGTCCATGGCGTGTAAAAACACCACCAGGATGGTCAGTATGGCAACTACCTATGTACTATGATTTTAATCCTTTATTTGAAGTATTACCAGGTATTATATGGAGTGATATACACCACGAAGTTAATCAACAAATGTTAATGAAACGATATGGTGAATATACAATTAAAAGAGGCACACCTTTAGCTATGTATGTACCTTACGAAAGAAATAAATATGATTACGAAGTATCAGGCCCAACACCAGAAAATGCAAAATGGGTAAATGAGTCGTATGTACACGTAAGGACTAAATTTAAAGGTGGATATAAGTTACATCAAGCAGAGGTGAAAAAATGTCCCTTTCACAAATGATAAGTAAATCTTCATACAAAGAACTAAAAGAATATTGGGACTATCAAAGACTCATAGAGTATAATAAAGAGCTTTTAAGAAAAAGATTAGTTGAAAGTAAAGTAAAAATATTTTCACAGGTAGGTATGGATGTCGCACCTGAAAATATGTTTGATGACATTTGGAATAGAATGACACCAGAAGACTTTGAAAAACCACCAAAAGGTTGGATACCACAAGATAAAAAATATAGATTTGAATGGGAAATAGGTGATTGAATTTAATTATAAACTAGATTATAAAAGACTTAATTTTAGAAAACCAGATATAAGAAAACTATACAGAATAGGTCGTGGTGAACAAGGTGTATTACTTGTAAGACCTTATACAAATATCATATGTAGATACTGGCGTTTTAAAACACCTGAAGTTGCTAGAAAAAGTGCAACTACAATCTACTATATGTACAAAGGATTTAGATCATTAAAAGATTTTGTAGGTATGGATATGTGTAGAAAGTTTTTAGAAATGGGTTTTACACGTGCTAGAAGATATGCGAATCATAGAGATGGTAAAAAATACGATAAGAATGGTAATATAAAACCACAAGAAAAGGACGCTTTGATATGCGACAAAGCTGTATCTGCTACTATCTTTAAAATGTACAGAGATAAAGTAACTAAAGACGAAACATATATAACAATGAGAAAGAACTGGCGTGAATTAGAAAATGCAAGGGCTTGACAATATTAGTAAATTATGTTATTATTAAAAAATAAACTATCAAGGAGATAATATGGATTTTTTGAAAGACATTATAAAAGAAACAGGTAATGAATATGCAACACTAGTAAGTGAAGGCGTAGAAGCAGGTGATGTAGATAGTTTCATTGACACAGGTAGTTATACTTTAAATGCTTTACTATCTGGTTCAATTAATGGTGGTTTGCCATCAAACAAAATTACAGCAATTGCAGGTGAAGCTGCAACAGGTAAAACTTTCTTTGCCTTAGGTATTGTAAAATCATTTTTAGATAAAAACAAAGACGCAGGTGTAATATACTTTGAGTCTGAAAGTGCATTAACAAAAGACCTAGTTGAAAGTAGAGGCATTGATAGTAAGAGAATGGTCATAGTACCAGTTGCTACTGTACAAGAATTTAGACATCAATCAATTAAAGTGATTGACAAATATTTAGAACAAGACGAATCAAAAAGAAAACCTATCATGTTTGTACTAGATAGTTTAGGCATGTTATCAACTACAAAAGAAATGGAAGATACTGCTGATGGTAAAGAAACTAGAGATATGACAAGGTCGCAGATTGTAAAAGCTGCGTTTAGAGTTTTAACACTTAAACTAGGCAAAGCAAAAGTGCCTATGATTATGACCAATCATACTTATGATGTGATCGGTTCTATGTTCCCACAAAAAGAAATGGGTGGCGGCTCAGGCTTGAAATACGCTGCCTCAAATATTGTATACCTATCTAAAAGAAAAGAAAAAGATGGTAAAGAAATTATCGGTAATATAATTCATTGTAAAAACTATAAGTCAAGGTTAACAAAAGAAAACGCTATGGTTGATGTAAGATTAACTTATGACAAAGGTTTAGATAAACATTATGGTCTGCTAGATTTAGCAATCAAGTATGGCATATTTAAATCTGTTTCTACAAGAGTTGAACTACCAGATGGATCAAAACAATATGCTAAAACTATCAATAATGAGCCTGATAAATTCTTTACTAAGGATGTTCTCTCTAAAATTGACGAAGCAGCCAAGAAAGAATTCCTCTATGGCGGAGAATAAAAAATACGTCTTTGCTCAAAGAGATGTTGACGATTACTCCTGCATTAAGTTGACAGAAGCGCCATATTCTGATATAATATTTGCATATACAAACGTTAAGTTTGCCTCTGAAGAAAACGCTCAAGGCCAACTACCATTAAAGTTTACATATGATATTAAAAAGAACCCTAATAATGTTGATACCGATAATGAAGATTTTAGACAATACATCGGCGACATATTAGTAGAAGTTATAGAGGAACAATTAGAGAATGGCACCATCAAGTTTAAATGAAAAGTTTGAATTAACAATCTTATCAAATCTTATCTACAACGAAGAATTTGCTCGTAAGGCTGTTCCTTTTTTAAAAGAAGATTTTTTTAGAGATAGAATAGAAATTATTGTCTTTAAACAGATAAATAATTTTATAACAAAATATAATAATCTTCCTACAAAAGAAGCTCTGACAATTGAGTTATCTAATTTAAAAAATATTACAGAGGAAGAATTTAAACAATCAAAACAATTATTGAATACATTAAATAGTGAGTCTAATGTAGACCAACAATGGCTACTTGACACAACTGAAAAGTTTTGCAAAGAACGTGCTGTATATAATGCTGTCTTAAAAGGGATAAAGATAATAGATGGCAAAGACAACAAACACACTCCAGAAGCGATTCCGAGCATCCTTAGTGAGGCTCTTGCTGTGTCTTTTGATCAGCATATTGGCCATGATTATCTCGGACAAACCGATGATAGATTCGACTACTATCACAGAGTTGAAGAACGTCTTAAATTTGATCTTCAATATTTCAATCGAATAACAAAAGGTGGTCTACCACCTAAAACTTTAAATGTTGCCCTTGCAGGTACTGGTGTTGGTAAATCTTTGTTTATGTGTCATGTTGCTTCATCTATGTTAACGCAAGGTAAAAATGTATTGTATATAACTTTAGAAATGGCTGAAGAAAGAATTGCTGAAAGAATAGACGCAAATTTATTAGATGTAACAGTAGATGAACTTTACACAATGCCTAAAAGATTTTATGATGATAAGATTAAAAAGTTACAAGGTAAAGTAAATGGTCAACTTATCATTAAAGAATATCCTACTGCTTCTGCTCATAGTGGTCATTTTAAAAATTTAATTGATGAACTTGCATTAAAGAAATCATTTAAACCTGATATTGTGTTTATTGATTATTTAAATATTTGTTCTTCAAGTAGATTTAAAGGTGGTAATATATCATCATACTTTTATATTAAAGCAATCGCTGAAGAATTAAGAGGTCTTGCTGTTCAATATGATGTACCTATTGTAAGTGCAACACAAACAACTAGATCAGGTTATATGTCAAGTGATGTTGGTTTAGAAGATACGTCTGAAAGTTTTGGTCTTCCTGCAACTGCTGACTTTATGTTTGCTCTTATTTCAAATGAAGATTTAGAAGAATTATCACAAATGAAAGTTAAACAGTTAAAGAACAGATATAATGACCCAGGTTTAAATCGTGCTTTTATTATAGGTGTTGATAGATCAAAAATGAGATTATATGATGTTGAACAATCAGCTCAACAAATAGTAGATAGTAACCAAGAAACACAAGAGCAACTAAATGAACCATCAGGTCCTCAACCTGCTGAAAGTGCTTATGATAAGTTTTCAGGATTTAAAGTATGACGAAGACAAAGAAAAAACAAGCAAGAAAAAGAAAACCATCTATCTACTACAAAACTGAAATGGTTAAAAAAGGCAAAGATATAGTTTGGCGTGCAGTTGAAATGCCAAGTAAACTTGTCATTAAAGAATCATTTTTTGAAGAAGATGTAAAACCAGTTGTCAAGTTTCAAAATAAAAATAAGACATTTGGCATATTTGGGTTCCCACCTTTCTTTGATTGCAGAGATGAAAAAGAACGATTA